TTATAGGTCGCCTTTTTTGATTTAAAAAACAAAATAACGAAAAGTTAATTATAGTTATATATGACAATTTTAACAACCGAAAATGTAAGCACGCAAAATTTATACTTCATTCCAAGAAGTGCAAGTTTCACTGATATATACATTACGGATGAGCAGACAAATGTAACGACTGAAATAACCGGTTATTATCAAGTTTCAAATTTTGATTATTATTTTCAATTAAAAACAGTTTTCAATCTTAAAGAGAATCATTTTTACATGATTGAATTTAAGAATAACGATGCGATAATTTACCGAGATAAGATATTTTGTACAGACCAACCAATAGTAAGTTTTTCTGTAAACAATGCACAATATACAAGCAATACAACGACAAACGAATTTATAGTTTATGAGTAATAACGTACACATACTTAATTTAGCAGCATATTCCACGCCAACTATTCAAGAATCTAAAAAAGATGCTTGGGTTGAATACGGAATTGACAATAATTATTATTCTTTTCTTATAGATAGATACACGAATAGCACCACTAATAACGCTATAATAAACAATATTTCACGTCTTATATATGGTCGTGGTTTAAGTGCGTTAGATGCGTCTAAAAAGCCAAACGAATACGCACAAATGATGGCTTTGTTTAATAAGGATTGCGTTCGTAAAATCTGTATGGATAGAAAAATGCTTGGACAATTTGCGATTCAAGTACATTATTCTAAAGACCATAAGAAAATACTTAAGGCTTACCACATTCCAACGAACTTAATTCGTGCAGAAAAGTGTGATGAGGATGGAAATATTATAGGTTATTACTATTCGGATGATTGGACAGATGTAAAGAAATTTAAACCGCAAAGATATTCGGCATTTGGCACATCAAAAGATGAGGTAGAAATATTATTTTCTAAACCTTATGCAGTTGGAATGAAATATTATTCTTATCCTGATTATCAAGGTAGTTTGCCATATGCAATGTTGGAAGAAGAAATTGCGGATTACTTGATTAATGATGTTCAACGTAGTTTTAGTGGAAAAGTGTTAATCAATTTTTCAAACGGAATACCGACTGAAGAGCAGCAAGAACAAATTGCATCTAAAATAACTGCTAAACTTACCGGAGCGCAAGGGAATCCAGTTATTGTTGCATTTAATCGTAATGCGGAAAGTGCTACTACAATAGAATCAATTCCTGTAGATAATGCTCCGGAACATTACGCATTTTTAAGTGAGGAATGTTTGCGTAAAATTATGCTTGGACACAATGTAACTTCTCCTTTATTATTTGGAATTGCAACAAGTACCGGTTTTAGTTCAAATGCTGACGAATTAAAAAATAGTTCTATACTATTTGATAATATGGTTATTAGACCAATGCAAGAAGAAATATTAGAAGCATTTGATTCTATTTTAGCTTACAACGGAATTAGTTTAAAATTGTATTTCAAAACATTGCAACCTTTAGAATTTACAGATTTAGAGAATGCACAAACAGAAGAACAAGTAGCAGAAGAAACGGGTACGGAATTAAGTGCAATAGACGAAATAGACTTATCAGCATTTGGAGAAGATGTACCGGAAAATTGGATGCTTATAGATGAAACAGAAGTGGATTACGATTCCGAAGATGAATTGGATAATGAAATTGAAAGCATAAATAAAAAAACACCTTCTTTACTTTCTAAAATATACAATTTTGTAAGCACTGGAACTGCATTCCCTCGTTCTAAAAGTGAACAAGACGATGTTGTAAATGATTTTAAATTCATTACACGTTATAAATATAGCGAGGGATTGTCTGCAAATAGTAGAGATTTTTGCAAATCAATGGTTAATGCTAAAAAGGTTTACCGAAAAGAGGATATTTTAAGAATGAGCAGCACAGCAGTTAACAAAGGTTGGGGTCCTGAAGGTGCTGATACTTATTCTATTTGGTTATACAAAGGCGGTGGAGATTGTCACCATAAGTGGATTAGACAAACGTTTGTGGCACTTGGAGCAAATTCAGGAATCGACCCATTGTCTCCTAATGCTAAACAAGTATCAGTTGCAAAAGCAGAAAAGGCAGGTTATAGAATTAGAAATCCAAGAGAGGTTGCAATGAAGCCAATGGATATGCCATACAACGGATTTTTACCAACTAATAAAAGATTTCAATAATGGCAGAATCAGGAATATATAAAATAACAAGCCCAAGTGGAAAAATGTATATTGGTCAATCTTCAAATATTAATAGAAGAATGACTGAACATAAATATAGAGCTAAAAGTAAAAATTTAAAACTATATGCATCTTTAAGAAAATATGGATTTGAAAATCATAAAATAGAAATATTGTTTTTATCGGATAGTGATTATGAAAAAAACAGAATGGAAAGTATTTATATAAGACATTATGATTCTATAAATGTAGGTTTAAATCATATGGATGCATTTACTCATATTGGTGGATTTTCAGGTAAAAAACATACTACTGAAAATGTTTTAAAAATTAAAAATAGAATGAAAGGCATTAAGCCGGTTTGGGCTATTGATAAAGTTAAAATAAAAGTTTATTGCGAGCATACAAAAAAAACATATGATAGCCTTGTTGAATGTGCCAAAGATTTAAATATATCACAAGCATACGCATCTATGCAGTATACAGGTAAAAGAAATAATAAATACGGAATTTACTAACATGGAAGCATTACTAATAACCCGAGAAGACATCGTTAAATTCACTGCAATGAATGGCAATGTTGATACTGATAAGTTTATTCAATTTGTCAAAATTGCACAAGACATTCACATGCAGAATTATTGCGGAACAAAGCTGCTTGAGAAGATTAAAGCTGACATTATATCGAACACTTTGAGCGGTAACTATTTTTCGCTTACAACTACCTATTTAAAGCCTATGTTAATTCATTGGGCAATGGTAGAATATATGCCATTTGCAGCGTACACAATTGCTAATAAAGGAGTGTATAAACATAGTAGTGAAAATAGTGTTAACGTAGAAAAAAATGAGGTAGATTTTCTTATCGAAAAAGAGCGAAGTATAGCGCAGAATTATACGGAAAGATTTATAGATTATATGAGTTTTAACAATGCTTTATTTCCGGAATACTATACAAATTCAAACAACGAGATTTCACCTGATTCAATGAACAATTATACTGGTTGGTATATATAACAAGATAAGATATGGCGAACACAATAGGATGGGGACAAGCAGCAGCGAACAACTCAATAGGTTGGGGACAAGGCAAAACAAATAATACAATAGAATGGGGTGAAATATACGATTTATCACCAAGTGGAGAAACTAATATTATCGGTGCTGCAACTCCATTTACCATTGATTCAACAAGAGAAAAAGTAGACAGTACATTATATACAAGCGATAAAACAATTTATTAATTAAGATATGGCAAAACAAACAATAAACGTAGGTGCTGCTCCAAACGATGGAACGGGCGATACATTAAGAGATTCATTTGTAAAGACAAACGATAACTTTACTGATGTTTATGACAATAAGCAAGACACGTTAGTTTCTGCAACTAACATTAAAACAGTTAACGGAAGTTCAATTCTTGGAAGTGGAAATTTAGTTGTAAGTGGCGGAAGTTCAGGTATATTTGGTATTTCTAACTCAAGTGGTGTTTACACGTATTATGCAACTTTAACATTAGCTATGGCAGCAGCGACAAGCGGTCAAGTAATTGAGATGTTTGCAGACGTAACTGAAACGGGAGCAGTAGCGGTTACTTTAAAAACTGGAGTTAATATCAATGGAAATGGTCACACATATTTATTGACAAATAGCGGTACGAGTAATTGCATTCAAGATGGAGGTGTTGCAGTTTCTTGTGAAATATTCAATATTAAATTTAAAAGAACGGGAGCGACTGCTTCTGCAACTGCTGCACTTCCGTTATACGTTACAAATGCATCTTCTAACATAATAAATAATGCCGTTAGTTATGAATCAACATTTAGTTTAGCGGCTACTATTTTTGGAAAAGTAACGGGAGGATATTTTAGAGGTGAACTTTCAAATAATTTATCTTTAAAAGTTGAATCAAGTGGAGTTTTAACAAATGCAAATTTCTATTCAGCGATTGGATATGCAAATATTGCGGGAACGGCTATAAATTGCACCTTTAGAAGTGATGGTTCTCAAGCTATTTCATGTTCAGCTAATACTGCAAGATTAATTAAATGCGTAGGTTATTCAACTGCAAGTTATGGAATTTCGGCAAGTGGTTATTTATTTAATTGCGTTGGTTATTCGACTTCGAACTCGGGAATCTTTTCAACAGATTCAACTGCTGTTATTCAAAATTGCGCAGGCTATTCAACTGGAGTATGTGGGCTTCAGGGTGTTGGTGACTTTATAAACTCAATAGGAGAATCAACTGCAAACGCAGGAATTTTTGGAAGCTCTATAATTAACTGTACCGCAAAAAGTTCAGCAGCAAAAGCTACTTGGTTAAGTGGCAAAATGTATAATTCAACATCTATATGTACATGGAATAATGCTTCAGGTCACGCAGTTGAATTACAGACTAATAATACAGAAATCGTTGAATGTGTTTTACAAGTTACAAACGCAACGGCAAACGCAATTTATACTGGCACTGCTTATACTTGCAAATACGCTATAAATGCATTTAAAGGAGCAACAACATCTGTAAATGCAAACGTAACGCAAGGAGTAAGTAATTTATCAGATACAAAAGGAAATATAGTAATTTAATAAATAAAAAATAACATGGAAAATTTACAACAAATAGTACTACAAGAAACATCCGCTCCTTACGTTAGAGCATTAGCACAATATGGAACGGCTTTCATGCCTGAAAATCAAGTTGAAGTAGTTTACTCTGAATTATCAGCAGCAGACAAAGCAATTTGGAACGCATTTGTAACAATGATTAAAAGTAAATAAATTATAAATAAGCACTTGTAAATATATGAGTGTTTATTTTTATTAAATTAATCCTCCCCCATTTTGAAATTAACAAAACCTAAAATAAAAGACATTCAAAAGTTGAAAGTCTACCTTAAAAAAATAGACAATGGCAGAAGTAAAGATAAGTGATTTAACACCGAAAGGAAGTAATTTAATAGCAACAGATTTGCTTGTTATTTCCGAAGATATTGGAGGCGGTTTATACGAGACCAAGTCAATTACGGGTGACGAGGTATTGAATGCCGTAGCAAAAACTGCAGTAGCGGTAAGAAACCAAACCGGAGCGACTATCTACAAAGGAACAATTGTATACATCTCCGGAACAAGTGGTGGAAAAGCATTGATTTCTAAGGCAAAGGCTGATAGTGAAATAACAAGTTCCAAAACATTAGGTGTTGTAACTGCTGACATTGCAAACAACGCAAATGGAAATGTACTTACAAATGGTTTATTGACCTTATTAGATACACGCACAACGGCTACACATCCATTTACAACAGTTACTTTAGCTATTGGAGACGACCTTTATCTGTCACCAATTACGGCAGGATATGTGACAAACGTAAAGCCAATTGCGCCGAATAATTTAGTATCTATTGGTAAAGTTTTAGAAACATCAGCAACTACCGGACAGATTTTGTATTCAATTGTGAACGGATATGAACTTGGTGAATTGCACGATGTTGATACAACTGGCGCAACAGATGGAAATATCTTAACTTTAGTTGGCGGAATTTGGAAACCTAAAAACTATTTAGATGGAATTGTAATGCGAACTCCTGACTTGACAAAACAATATTTGGTATCAATAAACAATGCCGGAAATCTAATCACTACACTTATACCATGACAGAATCCTCTTTTGAACTGATAAAAAAACATGGTGCAACGGGTGTTTTATTTCTTTGGCTTATTGTTACTAATATGAAGGTAAATGAAATTGAAGGGCGGTTATATGATTGTTTAGAAGATTCTGCACAAGCAATGAGATACGATAAAACACATAAAAGATATGAAACACCAATCCAATACTTCGCTATTCTCCAAGATAAAAAATACAAGTATGCAAATCGTAAACGATACATTAAAGCCTAAAGGAAAATTTGAAATGAAGCGAATTGCCGCATTTATTTCATTTCACTTTGCAGTAATTTACGCTTTTATTCCTATGTTTTGGATTGCATTTGAAGTAAAGGAATTTGTATTTTGGGGATTTCTTGCTTATTCAGGCACAGCAATAGGCTTAAATGTATATAATAAAAAAATAGATAAAGATGCGGTTTAATTATATACAATTTTTAACGTGGTGTTTTACGTTATTAGTTAGCATTTACGCTATGTTCTTACTTTCAGGGTGCAATGCTTCATATCACTACAAGAAAGCAAAGCAGAAAGGATTTAAATGCACGTTAGTAAATGATACTATTACTATAAATAAGATAGACTCTGTTATTATCAATGGGGAAAAAACGTATTATATCACAAAATACGATACAATTGTACAGACTAATTCGGTTTATATTCCTAAAACTCGCTATGAAACAAAGATTGAATGGCGCAAAGTAAGGGACACAATCGAGTTATTACGTTACAAAACAAAGGTAAAGTATAAGGTAGATAAGCAACAAAAGAAAAACGAGAAAGGTGTTAATTGGAATTTAATGGTTATATGTGGAATTGTTTTAGTATTTTTAGGTTATAAAATATTTAAATAATAACAAAAATGTATGGCAAATGTAAGAGAATACACCGAT